TCATTTGCTTTCTCCTGTACGGCCTTGAATGAGTTCTTCTCCCAATATCCCTTCGCCACCTTGAGCATGGACTTGCGATACTGCTTGGGGTTGCGGACGAACTCCTGAAGCACGCCGTCATCCGTCAACATCAGGATGACAACCTTGTTCACGGGCTGTCCGTATATCTCCTCCCACATCATAGAGTAGGCCGTGGTTTGATGGAAGTAGTTCTTGATTTGCGATTCGGTCTTCTCTTTGGACGAGGACTTGAAGTCAATGATGGCAATCTCGCCATCATAGTCACCCACGCAGTCCACCCGACCCGCCATGAGAATCTGGTCAGAGAAGAGCGTCTGTTCAATAGCATGAATCTTCGTGATGCGGTCAAGGTAAGGACGGATTTCCTGAAATCTCGCTCGTGCGAGTGGAATCTCGGGAAGTGTTCCCTCCTTGAGATACTCTTCAATGTTCGTATGAAGAGCGTTTCCACGGGCGCACGCACGCTTGGAGATTTCGGCGTTCTTGGGGTCTTTGCGCCAGTTGGCCCAAAACTCCTCCGTCTCATGGTTGACCACGGTCGTTACGGACGGATACCACTTACCCGTGTTTGGCGAACGATAGTATCTGCCCGACTCTGTTTGTACCGATTCAAGTTTGTGTGTCATGATTAATAGTCAGGCATCGTGTTGCGAGGATGCGCCTTCTTGATTTTGGAAATGACTTCCTTGAAGCCCTTGTCCACTTTCATCCCACGCCCACCACCCGTGCCCAAGCGGATTGGGTCGCAAGCCGCAGGAGCCGTGCCGAAAAACTGCTCAACCTTCTTCTTACCACACGCAGGACAAGGTTTCTTCGTCGGCTTCGCACGGTCGTTGACCCTTTGAAACTGCTCAAACTTGTGGTCACAGGCATTACAAAAATATTCGTAATTCGGCATGGTGATATTTAGGTGGGCTTATTAGTCTGTCTCATGCTCTTCACGACCTCAACATCATTCTCCTTGACCCATTGATAGTCGGGTCCCCAGATGGGTGAGTATGTGCTGACCAAGTACTGCTTGCCGTGTACGGGGTCATCTTCAATACGACGAACGGTGGCAACCTTGCCCAGAGAACGAACATACACCTTCATGCGTTCACGCTCTTGATTACTCTGATTGTTCTTCATACACAAATCCTTTCTTGGGTCAGAATGTACCATGTCCTAAAACTTTGTCAAGTGGCCGCCTAAATAGAATCACATAAAAGGAGTTTATCATGACGCTGACGATTCCCGAAATTCTGGAAAACATCAAGAAAGATGCGAGTAGTCCTGATGATTTTATTCGTGGTCTTCGGATGAATAACACGGCGGGTATGCGAGCGGTCATTATCTTGGCGTTTGATGAATCGCCTTTGTACCGCAATAACCTCCCACCGTTTACACCAGACGGCAGTCCCGAAGGTCTTGCTCCGACAAGTATCTATGCGGAAATCAGAAGATTTTACATCTTCAAGAAAGATTATAATCTCAATATCAAGCGCAAGGATGAGATTCTTACTCAGATTCTTGAATCCGTGAACAGCATGGAAGTCACGCTCATTCGTTCGCTGTTTGAGGGGACTTTCACCGAGACATATGGCATCAATAAAGATGTCGCATCGAAAGCCTTTCCCGATCTGTTTGCCAAAGCGGTCAGCCGCTGAGTCCAAATCGGGCGAGGAAAAAAGCGTCTACCACATCTGACACGGGGTTACCACAATTTTTCATATTCGGGGTCATCTCCTTCATAAGGTCAACCCCTGTCAGTTCGGTAAATGCTTGGTGCATGGCGTTCTTGTCGGAGTTGCCCTTCCCAGAGGCGAACTTCTTCAAGGTGGTCGGGGGGACGGTCTCGTACCCGTACCCAAGGTTCCATATCTTATGTTTTAGGAGGCCGCAGTTCTCGGCGATGTGGAAGACCCGACCCTTGGCCCCCATCGCATAGTCCTCTATGATGATGCGGCCCCTCCCAAGGCTTCTAATGGCCCAGGAAGCGATTCTATCGAAGCGTTCCTCCTGAGACTGATACTCAGGATAGGGGTCACCAATGACGGTTATACGGCCCACCTTGGAGTCGTACTCGTGAGTCTGAAGGTGTCGTTTGGATTCTGTTAGGAAGCGGATAGTGTAAGCCCCATCATTTCCGATGGCGCATATTGCAGGCGAGGTCATGGAATAGTCCACACCGTACACCTTCATATCATCAGTATCTATTGACAAATGATTTTCGGTCGGTATACTCATGCCCATGAACATTCAGCAAATCAGAGAGATGGCGGATATAGACTTGAAGATTGACGGCACGGAACTGGCCGATGAGTCTATCCGCATTCCCCAACTTCACGGTAAATATCTTAGTATTTATCACGATGAGACCCTGATTTTGAGAAAATACGAAATGGACTTTCAGGTCTTAAGAAAGCAGAAGTGGGAGTATTACACGGGCAAGATGTCTCAGAACGAACTCAAGGAACTCGGGTGGGAGCCGTTTGACCACCGAATCCTTCGCAACGACTTGGACTACTACCTTGAGTCCGATGCCGAACTCATGAAACTTCAGTCCAAACTCGGAGCGCAAAAAGCCAAGGTTGACTATCTGGATTCACTCATCAAAGGCATCAACAATCGGCAATGGGTGATTCGCAACGCTATTGACTTCCTCAAATTTAAGTCGGGAGTATCCTAAACGGGAACCCCTAAATACCTATGAATGGGTGTGATAGAGGTTCGTCATGTGAATTCTGCCCATGTCCGTGTCATTGCGGACAAGGATGTCGCCACAGAACTTCAGAGTTTTTTCACCTTTGAAGTGCCTGGAGCCAAGTACACGCCCGCATACAAGCGCAGGGTATGGGACGGAAAAGTGCGGCTGTTTAATGCCTACTCGGGCATTCTTCCCGCAGGTCTGTTGGACTACCTCGCAACCTTCGCCCAAGAGCGCAAGTATGTGATGGAGGTTGACAGCCAGATTGCGACACCCGAAGTCAAGGTGGACTGCGACAAGGCGAAAGACTTCATCAAGGCACTTCATCCGACCTCACACGGCGAAGAGATTGAACCGCATGACCATCAGGTTGACGCTTTTTGTCACGCCGTGAACCAATCCCGATGTGTTATTCTGTCCCCCACAGCGAGCGGTAAGAGCCTCATCATCTACAGCCTTGTCCGCTACTATCAAAATGTCATCTCGCCCGCACGCAAGATACTCATCGTCGTTCCCACCATCTCGCTCGTCACCCAAATGTATTCAGACTTTGATGAATATTCGGAGAAGACGAAATGGTCGGCACACAAGAACTGCCACAAGATACACGGCGGTGTTCCGAAGTTGACAGACCGCCAGGTGGTCATCACGACATGGCAGTCCGTATACAAGATGCCACGGGCATGGTTTGACAACTTTGAAGTGGTCATCGGGGACGAGGCGCACCTTTTCAAGGCCCAGTCACTCACGACTCTGATGAACAAGTTGGTGGACTGCCCCTACCGCATCGCACTCACGGGAACGCTTGACGGAACCAAGATTCACAAACTCTGTATTGAGGGTCTGTTCGGGCCGTCTCGCAGGATGATTTCCACGCACGAACTGATTGAGAAGAAACTGATTTCTTCGTTGAACATTGAGTGTATTCTGCTGAAGTATCCCCCAGAGGTCAGACAGGTCATCAAGGGCCTGACCTATCACGATGAGATTGACTGGATAGTTCAATGTGAGCCACGCAACAAGTTCATCGCCAACTTAGCGTCATCGGTGAAGGGGAACACGCTTGTCCTCTTTCAGTTCGTTGACAAGCACGGCAAACCCCTGCACGAAATGATAGAACGGGTGGCACAGGGTCGCAAGGTGTTCTTTGTGGCGGGAGAGACCGAAGCGGATGACCGAGAGTCCATCCGAAAGATTGTGGAGAAGGAGTCCGATGCCATCATCGTGGCATCCTATGGAACTTTTTCTACTGGCGTGAGTATAAGAAGTCTGAAGAATCTCATTTTCGCCAGTCCGTCCAAGAGTCGCATTCGTGTGCTTCAGTCCATCGGTCGGCAGTTGAGAAAGAGTGAGAACAAGGACTCAGCAAAACTCTATGATATCGCTGATGATTTGCATTGGAAAGACCACCCTAACTACACCATGATGCACTTCATCTCAAGATTGAAGTTGTATGACGAGGAAAAGTTCCCACACAAGATTGTAAAAATACCTTTGGCTATGTAAGGAGATAATCATGTATCCAGTTCGTTTGGTCAAGTTGGTGACGGGAGAAGTGTTGATTGCGGGAATCGCCGACACCACCAATCCCCATGAGAACGGCGGCATCTACACGCTTGAGTGTCCCATGACCATCATGCACCTTCCCACTCGGAAGAAGAAGGGAAGCAAGACCATCATGGAAACGACTATCTTCATGAAAAACTGGATGGAGTTCTCCCAAGATGAAATGTATATCGTTCCGAAGTCCGCCGTCATCTGCATCTCCATGCCAGATTCAACGATGGTGAGGGACTACCACTCGGCGAAAGCGAACTTTGACTATGAACTTGATGATGTTCAGGACGAGAACGAGCGAAGGCAGGATGATGAGTTCGGTGATGGGGAAGGTGGGGAAGATGATGACCATCCACCTCCGCCTTTTGAGTGAACCGCCCTTTAGTCTACCTATAGTCTCTATTGAGACTTAATAGACTATCTTGTATTATAAAAAGAGTCTATTTAATCTCTATAGAGACTATATGTCCCTTATAGGACAAGGGTATGTAGGTCTGAAAATGTGTTTCTAATATTTGATTATAAAATCTTAGAAGATTTTTTATAAACCCCTTTACAAATCCCGATTTCCTTATATGATGTGCAACATGATAAGGAAGGAACCCATATGGCTAAACGGTCAAAAGAGAACCACTATATTGACAACGAAAGATTTCTCAACGAACTCATAGAGTACAAGAAGGCTGTCCGTAAGGCCAAGAAGGAGGGAACCAAGCCGCCTGGTGTATCAAACTACATCGGGCAATGCTTCCTTGACATCGCCAACAATCTCGCCAAGAAGCCCAACTTCGCCAACTACATCTTCAAAGAGGAGATGGTGTCGGACGGGATTGAGAACTGCATCATGTACACGGCGAACTTTGACGAGAAGAAATCCAGAAATCCGTTTGCCTTCTTCACCCAAATCATCTACTATGCGTTCCTTCGTCGCATCAGCAAGGAGAAGAAGCAACTCTTCATCAAGATGAAGTGCATAGAGAACAATGACAAGACGGGTCGCTTCAAGAACCAGATATTTGAGGACAACAAGTACAGCGACGAGAACCTGAAGAGCGAGAACGCATATGCCCACTTTGTCTCTCTCAGCGACAATGACCTCAAGAACTTTCAGAAGGAAGACAAGCCCAAGAAGAAAGTCAAGAAAAAGCGTGTCAGCAAGAAGAAATCCAAGCGTTCCCTTGAGGATGTTTTTGAATGAAGATTGCCATCATTAACGACACACATTTTGGAGCCAGAAACGACAACCCCGTATTCCTTGAACACTTCATGAAGTTCTGGGAGGAGGAGTTCTTTCCCTATCTCAAGGAACACAAGATTCGCAGGGTCATCCACTTGGGCGACCTTATGGATCGCCGTAAGTATGTCAACTTTCAGACCCTGAATGTCGTGAACGAGCGGTTCATGAAGCCGCTTTACCATATGGGTGTGCGAGTGGATGCCATTCTTGGCAACCACGATGTGTACTATAAAAACACTAACAATATCAACTCTGTTCGGGAGTTGTTTTCCTCGGCCATTCATTGCCGAAACTGGCACATCCATCACACGCCCACCGTGATTGATGGTGACATCGCTCTTGTCCCATGGATTACCAAGGACAACGAGAAGGAGTGCTTGGACTTCATCGCCTCCAAGCCCGCCTCCGTCCTCATGGGTCATCTTGAACTCAATGGCTACGAAGTGCTTCGGGGTGTTGAACACCATGACGGCATGGATGCGGGTCTGTTGTCGGCCTATGAAGCCGTTTACAGCGGGCACTTCCATTGTAAGCATAGTAAGGGTAATGTTCACTATCTCGGAACCCAGTACCAAATCACCTTCAGCGACCTCAACGAGACCAAGGGTTTCCATGTGTTTGACACAGAGACCCGTGAGATTGAGTACATCCGTAACCTCCACCGAATCTTCACCAAACTGACCTACAATGACAAGACCACGGACTACTGCTCACCTATGCTCAACCTGACGGAGTATAAGAATACATTCGTCAAGGTCGTGGTGGAGGAGAAGTCCAACCCGATGATGTTTGAACGGCTTCTTGAGTCGTTGAACGATGCGGGGTGCTATTCCTATTCGGTGGACGAGCGGGCGATTCAGGACAAGAACTCCAAGTCATCCAAGGTCGTTGACCTGACCAAGGACACCCTGACTTTGATATGCGATGAGGTTGACGGAATGGAGGGGGTGGAGGATGCCGCCCGCCTGAAGAACCTCCTGCGTGACCTGTACATGGAAGCACTGCACGCCTAAATATAATGTATGTCTAAATCGTTTGAACAACTGCGTCAGGACTTGGACGAGTGGACGGCTCCGACCGCACACACAGCACACACCACAGACCGAATGTCCGTTCGGACGGACAAGGCTTCCACGGCAAAAAGGCCGAGTGTGATGCAACTCCAAAAGAAGCAGTTCAGCCGCAAGGAAAGAATCAAGCGAGGCATACATGGTTTTACTTTGAATGACCCCACATTGGTTTAGGAGTATGATATGCAGTCCGAACAACCTTACTATGACGATGACGAGAATGACTTTGGTGATGATTCAACTGGATTTGAATTTGATGACACAGACGATGATGATGTTGCTGACGAGTCTTCCGAGGATGGTCAGCAAGTAGAGGCGAGTCCCGCCGACATCATTGACCTCATCGCCAACGAAAAAGCCGCCGAAGCAAAGCAACACATTTATCAGGCACTCTACTCCAAGGTCGGAGAGCGTTTAGATGCTATGAAGGCAGAGACACGCCAGAGCGCATTCCCGACTGAGCAGTAAAGTGAGGTTTTTATTATGAGCCAGAGTGAAGTCCAAGTGTTGGATAAGGGTTTCGTTCGTCTTGTTGATTGGATGGGCGATGACCTGACGGTTGTCAACGCCGCCCGTGTCTCTTTCCAGAAACATAGTGAGGGGGACGAGAACGGCGAGCCTACCGAAAGGGACAGGAAACTCATTCACTATCTCGCCAAGCATAAGCATTGGACACCCTTTGCTCATGCCACGGTCTCGCTTCAAATCAAGGCTCCGATTCCCATTCGTGCCCAGTTCGCCAAGCATACGGTCGGACTCGTGATGAACGAGGTCTCACGCAGGTATGTCGTTGACGAACCCGACTTCTATGTCCCCAAATGGCGTTCCAAGCCGACAGACGGGGCCAAGCAGGGCAGTTCGGACTTCATTCGGGACGAGTCTTTGCATGACTTCAATACGCTCTACATCGGGATTGTGGAACAGGCTAAACTGGCATATGAGGAACTCCTGAAGCAGGGCGTGGCTCCAGAACAGGCCCGTTTCATCATTCCTCAGGGGGTGTATACGGAGTGGTGGTGGACGGGTTCCCTCGCCGCTTTCGCCCGTGTGGTCGGTCTTCGTTCCGACCCCCATGCTCAATGGGAGATTCGTGAGTACGCCCATGCCTTTGAAAAACTGATTCAACCTTTATTCCCCATTTCATG